GCTAATGACAATATTATCCTTAACAGATCGTAATTTGTTTTCAATACTAGCAATCCAGATATCGTCATGGAATGCACGACGACCTACTTCAGTACCCCATTGCTGTAATACCCAGCGAGGAGTTAAATGCGGAATTTCTAGTCTGTCCGCCCACCAAGTATCTACACTATCGCGCCATTCACGGCTATATTTTGTAGTGCCTTCTAGTAATTCACGTTCCCAACCAAAGATGCTAGCCACAGCATCTTTAAGAGGTCCAGCATAACTCATACGCTTAAACCCTTTGAATGTGATTAGATAATCGGCAATAGTATCTTTGCCACTGCCTATAAAGCCTGCTACACCTACGATCATATATTGATTATAACAAGAGTAAAAAGTAAAATCAACCCTGTATCCAAGTTAATGGTTGACTATAATCTTGATAACGGCGTAAATCTTCAAGCAATCTTTCCATATCTGCTTTACCTTCCGTTTTAAGTGCGGCACCATTCAATGTAGTTCCGCCACCTGGACCTGCAATGGTAGCAAATTTTTCGCGGGCTTCACCGATGATCATTTTAAGTTGGGCAAAAATAAAATCGTTAATCCAAATACCAGCACCCGGATCTTGTAATAATTCTGTTTCTGGTCTTTGCATATCAGCCCAAATAAGTACACGCTCTCCCGTGCCTTTAAAGTCACGTACAACTTTTAATACCTTAGTAACAGGGTTGAAAGTATAAGTGACATATCCACCAAACATACGTGCTGCTAGTTCAACATAACCTGCATAGAAATCATACGTTGCCATACCACCTGTATAGTTATAGTTTAACAAATAGGTGTTAAGAATCGCACTACTGAACGGGTCAAAACTTGTGCTGCTTGGACCAGTCTCAAGGCCTACTGTTCTACGAAAGATACAACGTACATTTATAAACTCAGCGGGGAGTGTATAAGTGTCAATATTCTTGATGATAGTCATCAAGGTATAACTTTCTTGTGTAGCGTTCTGTGCGCGTTGACGATAGACCTTTATAGCATAATCGTATGCTGCTTCGTAATGCTGCGGATCTAATTCAATATCAACGATATCACCACCTAAGCGTAATCTTAGGTTGTTAAACATCGCTTCTTTTAATTCTTGAAGATTAGCGTTAGTTGGTGTTGATAATGGATCCGCTGCCATGTCTATATCCGATTTCTATTATTATTTATCGGATATTAAAGATCATTCTCTTTACGATTCTCACTGTGCCAAACACTAAATGAACCGCCGGGATAACGTGCTTCAAGTTTCTTGACGTTCTCAGCAACAACATCATTAGGATCTAATTCAAGTGCGCGACAGGCATTGACCCAATACCACATGATATCACCAAGTTCACGCTTCATGTGAAAAACAGTTTCTTCGCTAAGTGGCTTACCTTGAAACACACATTTCTTCACGATCTCTTGAAACTCGCCCGTCTCGCTACCAAGACCAATTGCTCCGCAGAGCAATAATGGAACGTTGACATTTGGACCATGCATATATTCACCATCTGGGCCATATGCTTCATAATTACCATCAAGCCTATCCAACTGATTCATAAACGTAGTAAGATCCTGACTTTGTTGACTAGTTACTGCCTTTACAAAATCTTTATATTTGTTTAAATCTACATTTTTCATACTAATTCCTTAAACATTTCTTTACGTCCGTTTTCACCCAACGTAGCATCAAAAATCTCTCTTGTGCGCTGCATCATAGCACAGGCCAACATCAACTGATCATTGCGATCATTTGTTGAAAGTATAGCCGTGTCAATAATTTGCATCATTGTTCCCATTCTTTGTTCAATGGGATCAAACTCATATTTACTACTCATTAGAATGCCCTCAGTATAATCATGTTAGCGTTGAAGCGACCGTTAGGTGCAGTACTCACAGCCTTGATACTATCAAAGAATTTACGTGCTGCGGGCTTGCTACCCATAATCTGCTTAATTTGTTCTTCAGGTTTACGCAAAGTTTTGATCTGCGATTCCTTAGTACAGAAACCAAGAATAGTATTGCCCTTGACACCAATGCTCTTAGTGTACTCATCAGCAACATAGTGATGAAGTTTACGCTTCTTAGTATCGTAGACCCAAGCCTCGCTGCAACCATGCAACTTAGTTGGGCTGATGCTAGTGAGTTCCAATTTCTCAAGTTTGAAAGTTTTGAGATACTTTAATTTACGAACAACCTTTTCAACCGGTACAGGCTTCTTAGCGCGGGGCTTCTTGCCTGATTTCTTCATGCCTATGTAAGCATTGAGGTCGCTAATGACAGTCTCAATCGCACTAACAATGTTACGCAACTGAATCTTACCGAAACGGTCATAGGCTTCGTTCAACTGTTCATCTTTGCCTGCTGCAACCTCGTTGTACTCATCCAACTTACTTTGCCATGCACTCACCAACATATGAACATGTTGAGGTAGAATGTTGCGTTGAGACAACAGATCAATTGCCTTGATGCCTTCCTTACCAGCACCATTCTTTAGATACTCGTCCCATAAGCCCTCAAGTTCACCTCCAACTTGCAATGTACGCTCACGCATTATCTCTTGTACGTTGGGGCGACTACTGACAGGGGCAAGTGTAAGTTCAACAGACACTTCGGGTTGTACAAGCGCAACAAGACGATCAATCTCCGCTTGCAACTTAGCAAGAGTATCGTTGTCTACTACGCTACCGCGACTGATACAACGTGCGAGCCAACCATATGTGGGCTTGACATGCCGTTCATTCACACGGCGTAGTGTTTTTGCAACTTGTTGCTTTCCTGCAACTTCAAGATACTGTGCAATGAAGTCACGGGCATCCTTCTTATCGTAGAAGTGATTGTACCAACCAAATGCTTTTGCGAGGTCCCAAGTCGTGCTGACTGCTTCAGGATCAAATTTGGGTTCGGGCCCAATGTACTTTGCGTCAGGGTCGCGCGGGTGCAACTCTTTAATTTCAGATTTTGCTTTAGTCATTACAGACTCCGTTAGTCAATTGTATTACTATTTTATCATCCTTCCAGGTCTAGGTCAAGTAGTTGTAAGCCATTGATTTATAGACTAAATACTACTATGCCCAAATTATCGCTGTATCATCCGACAAAATCCAACGATTATAAGTTCTTTGATAGGGTCATATCAGAGCAATTTACTGTTGGCGGCACAGACTTATATATTCATAAGTATATAGGACCAGTTGCACAGACCCCTAGCCCAGATTATACACAGCCGCAATATCTAACTCCTGACCCATTACAGATACAAGATTTATTGTTTTTAGAAAATAGAGATAGAAAGTATGACCCAAACATCTATCGTCTACGTGGCCATTATAATGTTCAAAACCTTGACTTCGATCTAAGCCAGTTTGGCTTATTCTTGAATAATGACATTATATTCATCACCGTCCACTACAATGATATGATCGATATTGTTGGTAGAAAACTAATGGTGGGCGACGTTCTTGAATTGCCACACTTACTTGATTATAATCCCCTAAATGAAACTATCCCGGTCGCATTAAAAAGATTTTATCAAATCACAGATGCTAACTTTGCTAGTGAGGGCTTTAGTCAAACTTGGTATCCACATTTATGGCGTATTAAATGTGAACCATTAGTAGACAGTCAAGAATTTGCAAACATACTTAAAGAGCCAATTAATCAAGACAACTATTTAGGTGATTGGGATAAAAATAAAGTATATCCACCTGGTTACATAATCAGTTACGGTGATAAAAATTACGAATCAATTAAAGAAGTACCGGCGGGAATTAATCCACCTAATGAAGAATATTGGAAACTCAGCACAGAGCAAAACTTAAAAGATATTCTTTCAACTTACAATAGAAATCTACAAGTTAATGACGCACAATTACAAGAAGCAAAACGTATTCTTCCTAAAGCAGGCTACAACAACAATGATTTATATGTAGTACCTACATATGGTGTATACCAAAGTAATGGCGTATTGTCTGATAAATTAGATCAACCTGCACCTCCTATAAATGTAGTAACTTACAGCGGCGGTTCCCCACAAACAGGCAGTTATGCTACTGTAGTTTACATGCGCAATCCTAAATATAAAAATCCTAGCATAGGTATTAAAATAAGCAAGGATGTAATTAAAAGTATTTGGGATATGACGGCAGATAGCGATCTATCAGATAAATTTGATAAGTTCGTACAAGCAAGTTTGGAAGTTACAGAGACTAAACCGCAAGCACTTAAAGATGGTTCAGGTAGTCGCGCATTACAAGGAGATAGAGTTTTAAGTGTCAAATCTATGGGGCCTATTACAGGTCCATATGGCACTGCTGATAATACATATGCGACTGCTGACGCTGATTTAACACAGCCGGGATTTACTGGCACGGTCAGTACGCAAATGGATTGGCGTGCAGACTGCGATCCCGCATTCCAATATATTACCAGAGCAAGTCCTAGAAGTTTTGGATATAGTGCAGGATTCTTGACAGGTGATGCTATTCCACCTAACGGATTACCAAGTGGTGCAGGCATTGCATTTCCGCAAAATCCGCAAGTTGGTGATTACTTCTTACGCATTGACTACTTCCCGCAAATATTATATCGTTGGGATGGTCAACTATGGGTTCGTATCTCAACTAATGTACGAACAGAAACAGGTATGACTGCAACCGATCAATCACAACTTTCGGGATTCATTAATAATGAGGCAGATATATACTTCAACAATACGCAAAAGGTTATACCTTCTGCGCAGCCATTATCTAGTATTTTAGATATTGCCCCTGATAACTTACCACCAGAAGAATAAGCATGGCACAATTTTTTTATGACAATCAAATACGTAGATTCTTACTACAGTTCGCTAAGATTTTTAGTAACTGGTATGTAACTAAAGGTAAGGATCCAAATGGTAACGACATTCTTGTACGTGTGCCTGTTATGTACGGTGATCAAAGCCGTCAGGTTCAAACAATTATACAAAATAATAGTGCTAGCGCATTGCCAAGCGCACCTATGATAACATACTTTATAACCGGTTTAGAGTACGATCAAAAACGTACACAAGAACCTTTCTTTGTTGAAAAACTACAAGTAAGACAGCGTTCATATAACAATATTACAGAATCATATGAAAATACACAAGGACAGGCATTTACTATTGAAAGATTAATGCCAGTACCATATACATTAAGATTGCAAGTAGATTTTTGGACAACAAACTATAATCAAAAATTAGAATTAATTGAACAGTTAGGTACATTGTTTAATCCTAGTTTAGAAATACAAAGTACAGATAACTTTGTTGACTGGACATCATTAAGCGTTGTATATCAAGATGGATTGACATTTAGTTCACGTACTATACCTATAGGTACTGGAAATCCGATAGACGTATTGAGTTGGAAATTTTATATACCAATCTGGTTAAGTACTAGTGCTAAGTTGAAAAAGATGGGTGTTATTCACAAAGTTATTGCTAGTATCTTTAAAGGTAAGGCTTTACAAGATATGCAAGATGAAGATTTGTTATTGGGCACTCGTCAAAAAATTACTCCGTATGGTTATAAATTATTGTTGATAGGAAATAAGTTGCAACTTCTACCACAGAATGCAGCCTTTTATCCTCCAAATACTGATTTAAATGATCCTACACCACCTAATACTGATTTATATTGGAGTAGTTTATTAAACGTATATGGAGCATGGAAACCAGGAATCAGTCAAATATGGTTACAGAATCCATACATGGATGATGACATTGTTGGTACCATTGTACCGGATCCATTGGACGATAGAATTTTAATTTATAATATTGACCCTGACACACTTCCTCAAAATACACTTGACCCTGTTGATAGTGTAATTAATCCTCAACTCACAGGACCAAATGCAGGATTACCGGGTCCTATAAATGGGCGTAGATATTTGATTGTTGAAGATATAGGAGTAGATGACAATTCAATTTTAGCCTGGGGAGATTTAGTGGCTGAAGCGAACGATATCATCCAATTTGATAGTTCTACTATGTCATGGTTTGTAGCCTTTGATGCTAGCGAGTGTATTACTGTAGAGTATGTAACTAATATTACGACCAATATACAATATCGTTATGTTGATCAAGAAGGTCAATGGATGAAATCGTATGAGGGCTGGTATGATCAGGGCGATTATAGTATTGTTATCTAATCCAATTAGTATTATAATCTTTGTATGAAAAACACTTCAGCAGGAATTTTCTTTTATTGTTCCATAACTAAAAGATTTTTATATCTATTGCGTAGCGATGCCAATTATGCTTGGGGCGTTCCGGGCGGCAAAATAGAAAAAGAAGAAACCCTACTAGAAGGTCTTGAGCGCGAGTGTTTAGAAGAAATTGGATATTTTCCAAAAGACGCAAAACTTATCCCTATACAAAAATTTGTCAATAATAGTTTTACATACCATACATTTTTTTGTGCAGTTGAAAATGAATTTGTACCAAATCTAAATTATGAACATGTAGGATATGCTTGGATAGGTGATGGGCAACATCCTAAACCAATGCATCCTGGGTTATTCAGCACAGTCAACATTGATATTGTCAAAGAAAAAATAACAACACTTACAAAATAAAAACGGGGCATAAGCCCCGTTTTTACTAGTCATATGACTATACTTATCACTGCGACAAAAACATTTGTATAGCTTCAGCCCCAGTAGCACCTAATAGTGCTGCTGCTCCCATTAGCATCCATTTTACTTTCTCAAAACCAGATACCTTCTCTGAGAGTTCTTCATGTTGCTTCATAGAAATATCATTATATTCTTTCAATAATGCTTTGGTTTCGACCATATTCCTATCAAGACAATCATGTAGGTCTTTAACATCAACTTTGAGTTCATCAACCTTTTCATGAAGGTGACTAACTTCGTGTTGTAAAACTGCTACATCGGTAACAGTTTCCTCAAAACGTTTTCTAACTGCTGCCGGCATGATCGTCTCCTATCAGGCTTTGTTGATAGTAACGATTGGATATGGCTGACCACCATAAGTGTTAGCAGCATATGCAGTATTGAATGTACCAAATCCTGGTGCACTATTGTTGATGTTCGCAGTTTCATTTGGTAGAGCAGTCTCACCTGATGTTGCTGTGAACAATTCAAGTGTATGATCGCTCAATGATTGAACATAAACAGTATCAGTATTTGCATATGTAGCTTCAATGTTGAAAGTATTTGCCAACAATGCTGTGTTTGCTACGTTAGCAGTATAGCAAGCTGCGGTCAAACCACTAGTTGAACCAGTGACTAGATACTTTTGCTTGCCTTTCTGACGAACGATGAAGCCTGCTTCTGGTGTACCATATGTATATGAACCACCTGAAACGTTTGCTGCTGCGTTTGCTGCGAAAGTTGCGAATACGGCGTTTGCGTTTGCGATGTCATCGATAGTACCTAAGATTGCGCCATCTGCATCATAGATGATTGTGCCATCTACGAATGTGTTTGCGAAATCAGTACCAACGCCATCTAAGTTTGGACTGTCATCTGCACAAGTGATTGTACCATCACCTGCGATACCGATACATACACCAACTAGTACTTGATTACCATAGATTGCAGTGTTACCACCGACTACTGAATAAGTGTTTGCATTAGTTGTTGGATAACCTGCACCGCCGTTTGGATTGTTGAAATATGCGTCAACAACACCAACCGTTGCTGCTACTGTTTGACCAGTAGTACCTGACAAATTGACAGGTGTATAAGTTGGGTTAGCTGACAACTGTGTGGCTGATACTGTGAAAGTACTAGATGATAATACTTTTAGTATCCAATAAGTAGTACCTGCAACTAGACCGCCGATGTTGCTTGCTGGAATGAATGGCATGCCTGCAATAATACCTAAGTTGTCTAAATTTGCTGATGTTGTAACTACTTCTGTTGAGGCATTAGTTGCAGTCAATGTGATAACTGCTTGTGCCTTTGCGATTTTAAGTGGACGACCCATTGTTTTATCTCCTATAATGCCGGGTTCTAGCCGGTACGCGGCGGGGACCGCATAAACTCATAACAACAACGTTATGAGTATGTTATATTTATCAAAAAATGCTATTTTATTGCGTGAGTATTATTCGCCGGTTGGCGCGCCGAGTTCTGTGACTGAGAATATGCCTGTGCCACTGACAGCAATATATGCTATGTAATTGCCTTCACCTACAATAAAACTATTGTTTACTGTATTTGCAGGAATTATCTCACAGGCCGTGAGATTGGCTGTGACTGAACTATTTCCTACTGCTACGGCTATTGCGCTGGTAGTAGTTGAAACACGGACTTTATCTGTTGTAGCAACTGCTGTGAGTTGACTGGATCCGCTTGGTGTGTAAATTGCTGCTGCCATAATAATATTTATCTTATAGTCTGCCAACCACGACTTCGATGACCCCTTCATCTCCGTCAAAGTCAGATAATGCCTTACCTATAACAGTTCCCATTTTAGGTTCTGAACTTGTTGCTTTAGCAAAACCATCTCCTGCACTGATCATCATATCGCCCTTACGAACTTTGTCCTTGACTTTACATGGCACGCGACCTTGCAAAGCAACCATTAATGGATATTGACAGTTTATTGAACCATTCATAGCGTAAGCAGGATCGGATGACACCACACCAGCAATTTTATTTGATTCAATGCCTGCTAATGTGACTTCAAATTCACCGCCAAAATCTAATACAGTGCCGGCTGGATAATGTTTGTCTCCTGCATAATATTCTGCTAAGTCTGCATACGTAGCCGTTAATCTTGAACCACCTGATAATGTCCAGTTGCCAGTAATTGTTCCTTCTGTGGCTGCTGATCCCGTAGTAAGTGATGTAGTGACTGTTGGTCCTGACACATTCAAATTTGCAAAATTTGCAGTATTGCTTACTAAAGTATCAACATTTATATTTCCGATATTTGCTGTTCCGGATAATGTCATTTTATTATTAACAAAATCATATTTGAAACCGCTGTTACCGTAAAGTAGGTTATTATAATTTATTTGAATGTCGTAAAGAGTTCCTGCTGCATTTGCTGAACCTTCACTACCACCTGCTGCTGTACTTATAAGACCGCCTGAAGTATATGGTGAAAATCCTGATGCATCAATAGGATTATTTAAAGTTATATCTGAGTACAATACAAAAGTATTACTAGTAATGTTACCTATAAAATAGGATTGACCATTTACTTCAGTCATACCATTAACTCTTGTTATGGTAACTTCTGAACCGTTAGTAAAATAAATATCTTCCGCTGTTGTAACAACACAAGGATCAGCAGCAGTTATATTTGCTATATTAGCAGTAGTAAATGATTTAGGAGTCCAACTTAAGTTACCGGTACCATCGGTTGTAAGTACATAATTAATGCCGCCGCCTTCAATTGCGACATTACTTACATCACCTAAATTAATATAACCGTTTGCCCCGCCGCCC